GTAGGGCTTATCATTTGGTGCGCCAAAGTATTTATTGAGGTGTTGCAATGATTGCCGAAATTGCCGCTGCCAATGCAGCCTTTGCAGTAATAAAAGGTGCTCTGGCTAACGGCAAGGAGCTGCATCAGCTCGGCTCACGGGTCTTTGATTACTTCGACAACAAAGCCAAGATTCAAGAGAGTGCCAACAAAAAGGGCGGCGGTTCTGATCTTGAGGAGTTCATGGCGCTGGAACAAATGCGCCAACAGGAAGAAGAACTGCGCGAGCGCATGGTCTACGCAGGCCGTCCGGGCATGTGGACCGATTGGCAAAAGTTCCAAGCGCAAGCTGCACGCAAGCGCAGGGAGGCCAAAGAAGAAGCAGAACGCGAAGCACATAGACGCAAGGAAAAGCTGGCTCAGCTTGTTGAATACATCGCCATCAGCATGGCGTCTCTGGTCTTGGCTGCACTGCTTATTTACGGCATCATTCTTTATATGTTGTACGTCCGAAAATGAGCGACGAAAAGCTGAACGCCAACTCAACCTTGGACAAAGTGCTTGGGTATGTGGACTCGCCGTTCAAACTGTTTGCCATTCTCATTATGGGCATTGTGGCCTTTGCAGGGTACTTCCTCTGGGAAAACCAAGAGTTCATGAGGGATGCCTACAAAGAATCTCAGAAACTGCCAGAGATCAACACCTCAAGGGTAGATGATGCAAGCTCCATGCTTCTTAAGCGAACGGGGGCTACAGTGGTGGCAGTCTTTAAAGTCAACCCACTGTTCAACAGCAGAACACTGTATAGAGCGTACACTAAGGATGGCAGGGACAAGACGATTGAAGACATCGATGTAGGCTTATTCAGTCAGAACGCAGCCAACAATTCGGATGTTGTCAAGTTGATGACTAACGAGATTCCCTGCGGTGAGTATCGTTATGCTCAGTCTGAGGTAGGTCTGTGGTACTTGGAGAAGGGTGTGGCCTACACTTGCAGGGTAAGTGTTCCACCAGACAGCTATAAGTTTGTTGGGCAGATCACTGTTGGTTGGACAGAGCCACCACAGAACATTGAGCAAACCAAATTCATGCTGGAGATCGCCAGCGCAATGCTAACCAAAAGGGGCAACTGATGCTTTCACTTATTTCAACTCTTGGAGGTCTGCTGATCTCCGGTCTTCCCAAATTGCTTGAGTACTTTCAGAACAAGTCTGACCAGAAACATGAACTGGCTCTGGCTCAGATGCAGACCGAGCGCGAGCTTCAACTGGCTGCTGCTGGCTTTGCAGCACAAGCAAAGATTGAAGAAATTCGCACTGAGCAAGTATCAATGCAGACTGAAGCGCAGATGACTGAAGCTGCGCTGGAGCATGACGCCAAGGTGCTGGACAAGGCTTCCGTATGGGTGTCCAATTATGTTGGCACTGTGCGACCAACAGTGACCTACATCTTTGTGTTGGAACTGGTTGCCATCAACGCATTCATGGCTGTTTACCTGTGGAATCATCCAACACTCATTACCAGCATTGACGATGTGATCCGCTACTCTGACATCATTTTCAGTTCTGATGAAATGGCTATGCTTGGAGGAATTTTGGGCTTTTGGTTTGGGTCTAGGACTTGGGGTAAGAAGTGAATTTATTCCTCGGCAAGACTTGTCCACCTTTTACCCTTTTCAATAAGGTAAATGGTGGATGGACTAACTCTTGCAATAATTGCAAGCGAGTTGGCAGGTATTCCAGATCTAAGTGCTTGTCGTATGTGAATAACTTGACGCTGCGTCAATTTATGTCCCGGTGCATTTTCACCCCTCAAATCAACAAGACCAGTTTGCCATTGGTGTCTTGTGTTGTCAGCCAAAGTAATCCACTCAAGATTTTCTGGTCTATTGTCCAATTTGTTTCCGTTGATGTGATTGACAGACAATCCATCCTCAAATCCCGGTACAAAAGCCAAAGCAACCAATCTGTGAACAAACATTTTTGGTCGCTTATCTCCAAGTTTTGCGGAAACAATGTGATATCCGCGCTTGTCAATCCAAGGTTTAATTTCCGTTTGCGGTCTAACACTTTCAAAAGTTTGAATATTGCCAAACCTAGATCGTTCAGTTTTAGTAATTGTTTTTGGACGAAATATCCGAGCATCCTCCGACACAAGCCAGTCGATGCCTTTTTCGTGAATGGTGATAGTGTTCATGTTGTCAATTATATGGCAGGACACAGATAAGGTCAAGCTATGAAAACTTCTGAAAAAGGCATTCATTTAATGCACTATTTTGAGGGTTACCGAAACAAACCATACAAATGCAGTGCAAAAATTTGGACGGTTGGGTGGGGCCATGCAATGTATGGCGACCAGCTACGTTTGGCTAATGTGCGAACAAAAACCTATAGCGGGATGATTCGTGATGAATATCAACTTAAACCAGAAGACAACCGTGTCTGGTCAAAAGAAGAACTGGTTACGATATTCAAGGCTGACCTCGCAAATTTTGAACGTGGTGTTCTACGACTTGTTCCCGGCGTGGTTGGGCGTCAAGGCGCTTTTGACGCTCTTGTCTCTTTTGCCTTTAATGCAGGACTAGGAAATCTGCAACGCAGCACAATCCGAATAAAGGCCAATAGAGGCGATTGGGAGGGTGCTGCGGAGGCTTTTATGGCTTGGACTAAGGGTGGTGGCAAAGTCCTGCCCGGACTCGTTAAACGGCGTCAGGCTGAGATTGCTCTGTTTCTAGCTGAATAAGCAACTCAAGGTAGTGAATTGCTTTACGCAGATCAGATTCGCCACCTTTGTCTTTCCACCGGGTAACATATTTCACTACGTTGCCCTCGCAAAAACCTAAATTATTTGCGTGGATGTATTCAATAGGCTGGATGCCTTTAGCGCGGTAGTGGTCGCCACCAACTTGTTGTTGTAGGGCGCTCATGATTGCTCCTTAACGAACTGACCATTTTTGTTCATGTAGCCTTTGCGTGGTTCAATGACCTTGTAAGCGTTATAGAAGCATTGGCGAACATCCATGTCGGTCAACACTGCTACGTTAACCAGTGTGACCACAACGTCACCAATCGCATCTGCAATTTCTTTACGGTCATTGGCAGCAACAGCAGCAAGCAACTCACCAGCTTCTTCAAGCGTTTTCTTTGCTTGGCCTAGTGCTGTACCGTTTTCATAGATGCCTCGCGCTTCTGCCCACTGCATGACCTCAAACTCTGTCATGCCAAACGATTGTGTTTCTTTCATACTGTCCATTCTCTTTCATTACGACCAGAATCGGATTTGACTGTTTTGCCAGTTAAGAGCACTATGCCCATAACTTTCATTTCGTTCATGCGCCGAGCAACTTGATTGCCATCAAGACCCGTTAGTCTTGCAATGCCATCTTTGCCAAGCGGCCCGTATTCTTTCAAGCAATCGACAATAATATTCCAATGCTTTGCAGACAGTTCTTTTGCTAAATCTGCTGCTTCAAACGATGTGATGGGATCGTCTTTCCTAACCCTTGGGAAAAGGTCAAGCGGATGACCGCCAAAAAGGTCTTTTAGTTTCATGTCTTGTCCTTGTAAGGTGGGCCTTACTCGCTGCACTGGTGCGCTCTACCGGGAATCCCCAGAAGCCAGCATCCGCTTTCAGGCCCGTTAATCATTTAATCGTCAAACGATCTTTGCGAACAATATAAGCACCAGCGACAGGCTCACCAGCAAGAATGGCAATCTTGATCTTGGTTTTGCTTGGCTCTGGTGGCTTGGGGTCGTTGCACAATTCAGGCGCAAACTTAGCACCATCCTCAATAACAACAGATTCATCACGGTCAAGATACAGCTTGACAACGAAAGACCCGTCAGCAGCCTTTATTTCGTGGATCCCTGCCGTTTTCATGTTCTCGGCAAGGTAATCCCTCAACTTCTCTGCTTTGCGCTCGTAGGCCGTTTGAAGGGCTTTAATGCGCTTGATGGCGGATTTTGCTTGTTCAGCATCTGACTCGCAGTTAAGAACGTAGGCAGCGACAGCGTTTGCTTTGTTGCCGAGCATGACCCGGAACTCGTCAAACGCTGGCAAAGCCTCACCTGTTTCTGGGTCAAACAGGTCATCAAGTTGTTCACGAAACGATGTGGCAATCTCATAAAGTGATGTCATGTTTTGTCCAATATTTGTTAGCAACAATGTTAGTTATTGTTGACGAATTTGTTTTGTATTTTTTAGCCAACGCTCCTCCACCAAATTTTCGATGATAAGGAATGTATTGGCTTCTTATCTCATCTACTTGTTTCCAAGTTAATTTTGCACTTTTAGCTTTTTCACCTTTTGCTGGATTGCATCTGTTTTTTTTCAGCATATCTTGCGTATTGTCTTTTGCCGATCCAAGAAAAAGATGATTTGGATTGATGCAAGATGGAACATCGCATTGGTGCAAAACAAAAAATCCTTTAGGTATTTCTCCATAGGCTAATTCGTATTGAACTCTGTGGGCATATCTTTGTTTGCCCTTGTAATGAATAACTCCATATCCTCTTGGAACATTTCCTCCTGTCCATATTTTGCAACCGCAAAACGGAACAAAAAAAGATTTGTCGTCAAGTCTTTGCTGAATTGTTTTCATGTCGCACCTCATCATTGGTGGAAATCATCACTAAAAGACAACAGCAGAACGGTGATGAATCGTCTTTTCCCCCGCTAAAGGTAGCTGTTGTATTTATCATATCAGAAATCAGGTTCGTCACTAAAACCAGTAGGCGCAACCGAGTGACCAGCAGCCTTGGCAAACTCAGGGCTACGCTTAATTGCATCCTTGAGCTTGTCGTGGAAAGAATCGAACACAGCCCAATCAGGATTGTCTAGGTCAAACATAACTGTTTCATGGACAGCCGCTGGCTTGCTGGCCTTCAATGCTGTTGGCAGTGGAGTCAGATTGGCTACGTTGCTGTACGTCTTGCCGTTGGTTTCGCTGGTGGTCACGTTAACCATGCAGTACGCACCAATCAGTTTGCTGATATCAAAGCCTTTAGCTTCTTCATCTGTAAACTCACGACCACGCCATGACTGCAAGTCCTTACGCAACGAAGACTTCTCGTTAAGCGACAAGGTGTATGACTTGCTAATGGTCATAGGCATTTCTTTCCCGTCAAACTCAACGGTCAAAGGCTTGCCTTCCTCATCCTCGCCAAACAACTCCCAAGCAACACGAATCTTGTGCTGCAATTTCTCGCCATACTGACCAGACGACAACTGAGTGCCAAGGTCAATCAACGAATAGCAACGACCAACATGAACGCCAGAAGGCACACGCTTGAAGTTACCACCACCACTATCCGAAGCTACAAAGCCCATTTCATTCTCCTTAAAAAACAGCCATTAAATAGGTTGGCTGAACACCTTAACTTTTACGATTGATTGGTTTGGCAAGCAGCCATCTGTCGCCAAGAATTCTGATAGATTTAATCCACTGTCGGCAGTTGTGACGTTGGGTGCTAACTGGCACACCATCTATGCAGTACAGGCTGCGAACCCGTGTTAAAAATGTTGTGTTCATGTGAACTCCTGTCTTGTTGAGCCTCCATGTTATGACGCATCAACAAAAAAAACATCGGTGTTTACCCCTATGTACAAGCAGGTCAACAATGATAACCTTGTCGGTATGACTACACCAGACCACCACGAAACTGTGGCAGCACAAGAGGTTTGCGTTACTGCAATCCAAGCTGTCAAACAGTACACTTTCGATCCCGGCGACTTTGAGGCAGCAACTGTTGCACTCTTGGCTCGGGCCATTGAACTCACCACCAAAAAGGAACTAACACTGTGCTACAAGCCAAAATCTTCTATCTAAATGAACTTGCAAATGGCCCTAAGAACCATCGAAACATCATGAAGCGATTGGCTCCGAAATTTAATGTATCTGCGACTGTAATCAGAGACACACTGGTTGCTGAAGGGTTTATTGTGCTGGTCAAAAAAGTCATGCAAAGCAACGGCAAAAACGCCTACTTCTACAAACTGACAGGCAAAGAGCTTGTTGCGTCTGAGCAACATGAGTACAGCCCAACATGGGAAGATGGCACAGTCAAGTCCAAAGGCAATGCGTTTGATTGGCGCAACAAAGAGCAGTCATTCATGTCAAGGCGTGACATTGTGATTGCTCAACAAAAGTACAACCACAACAATCCAATCACTATTTACAGCCGAGCGTAAGTGGTGGTATAGTTTGATGAAACCCGGCTACCGAGGAAGTCATGAGCCTCGGGAAAAGTGAACTCCCCACCTGCCGTGCGTTTCTTTCCGGGAGATTTGCGGAGTTGCTTCAATGCAAACTTTTAAATTGAGCGCATCATTTTTTGTTGATGCAAATGGAATTGTTATTCCAAAAGCTAAAAAACTTACTTTTGCGATAAAAACCAAAATCTTTAATAGAGATCATGGGAAATGCAAAATTTGTTTGTCTGATGTTTCATTTTTTTCAGGGAACACTGTATCTCCCTTTAAGAAAAAAACAAATGCTCATGTAGATCACATTTTCCCTCGCTCTAAGGGTGGGCAAAATGATGAAACAAATTTGCAACTTTTGTGTGTTTCTTGCAACACTTCAAAAGGAGCAAAGTAATGGCACGAATTCGCACAATCAAACCTGAATTTTGGCGTGATGAATTGCTTGCTGGCGTTACCTCAGAGGCGGCATTACTTGCAATTGGACTTCTCAACCATTGCGATGACGAAGGTTATTTCAATGCAAATCCAAAGTTGGTTGAGTCAGACGTTTTTCCGTTAAGGACATTGACAAATCCCACTCCCGCACTACTACTGGAGTTGTCTCGCATTGGTTACATAGAGGTGTTTTCTGGGTCTGATGGCAAGACTTATGGCAAGGTTGCTAATTTTGAAAAGCATCAAGTCATTAACAAGAAAACTGCAAGCAAAATCAAGGACTTATGTGAGGTACGACAAGATTCCCACACCACTACCGTAGTCCTACCTACTGGAAAGGAAAGGAATGGAAGGGAAGTGGAAAAGGAAAGGAATGCTCCCAAGGTCGCAGCAACTAAAGTTGCTTGCCCACCCGATGTTGGTTTACAAGAATGGGAAGACTGGCTGTCTCTCAGGAAAGCCAAAAAAGCACCTGTGACCGAAACAGTCCTGAAGTCGGCAAGGAAAGAGGCAGAAAAGGCCGGGATCAGCCTGAACGCATTTCTGACCATCTGGTGTGCCCGTGGTTCACAAGGGCTGCAAGCTGATTGGCTAAAACCTCATGAACGTCAATCCTTTGCCCAACAAGCTGCTGACATCGCCCGAACAACAGTTCCTGCCAAACACTCTGGCCCTGACCCTGTGCTGCTCCAGATTGCGGCTGACAGACAAAAGGCTGTGCCAATGCCTGAACATATTCGTCAACAAATTAACCAAGTTTTGAGGAAAGCATGACACGCACATACGCTCTCAAAAAGTTGCTTGAACACGGCGAACTGTCCAGCAAAGAAATTAAGGAAATTACCTGCTGGACAACAAAACAAGTTTGGGCCAGCATTCAGCGTCTGCAAAAGACCAACATTGTTCGTAAGTACCCCAAAATGAAATGGGGCTTGATTTCACTTAACCCTTACCCGAGACAATTATGAGCAATCCATACAAAATCCTTGAGCCAACGTGCATTAGCTTTAGCGGTGGCAGAACATCCGCTTATATGCTGTACAAGGTTTTAGAGGCTCACGACATGAGACTGCCTGAAGATGCTGTTGTCTGTTTTGCCAATACAGGCAAAGAAGAAGAAGCAACTTTACGCTTTGTGCAAGACTGTTCAGAGCACTGGAATGTTCCTATTGTGTGGCTTGAGTGGCGTGACAATGATCTCGGTTATGAAGTTGTTAATTTTGAAACAGCCAGCAGAAATGGAGAGCCATTCCGCGATATGTGCATTAAACGCAAAGCCCTTCCAAATGGTTTTATGCGGTTTTGTACAGGGGAGTTAAAAATTGATGTTGTTCACAAATACATTAAAGATGCTGGAATTGGAACTAGCGACAACCCATGCGCACAAATGGTAGGGATTAGGTCAGACGAACAGCGAAGGGTTGTAAAAATGCGCGGCAAAAGTGGTGTTGACCATAAAAAAGATTGGATTGGTGATTTTTTAGTTCCTCTTGCTGACGCTGGAGTTGTTTCAAACCATGTTGGTGACT